CGGTAATCAGATACGCGCCTTTGTCCTGATATTCTTCGGACGTAAGTCCCTGCCATCCGATACGTCCTTTAAGGGAGGACATGTATTTTATTCTTGTTATCTTCCAGTCTGAGGGGATGGCTCCAATCCACTTCAGACCGCTGTCCTTCATGGTCTCCATCAAATGCCATCCTCCTGCAAATCTGCAATTTCTGTCGAGAGCTCCTTTTCAAGATTCATAAATTCAGACAGCAAATCGTCCGCCTTTTCCGGCTCATGATACTCATAGAAATACCGTGTGAACGGAAATTCGGCTCCGAGTTTTTCCTTATTCGTCGTGCTCGGCTTTTTGTTCTCATCGAAGTCATAGAAGTAGATGGCGTCCGGAATATGCGGAAGGACCTCCGCCTTCATATACTCGTCTGCGTCCTGATTCAGCCTGATAATCTCTGAATCCTTCGTGGTCGGATCGATGATCACATTACCCTTGCGGTCTTTCTGCACAACGGCAGACTTATCCATTACAGATAACTCCATAGCGATGCTGTCCAGCCGTGAGGCTGTCATGCCATCAATATCATTTAGGATCTTCTTGAGAGCTGTACTGAACTTTGAAAAGTCCATGTATACCTTGTCAGACTCATGTTCCTTCAGCGCAGCAATAACAGCTTCTGTGAAGGTCTTCCCCTTGAGCTGCTTCTGATATGCTTTCTCGTCCTTAGAGCTTCTCGGATTCGTCTCTTCGAGTTCCTCGAGTTTTGCCTCGTTAAAAACATTCGTATTAGCCGTGAAATAAGCGCTCGTCCGGAGAGCCTCAATCGACTCCTCATCAATTGTGCCTCTGCGCTGCAGCGGCTGATAGACCGACCATTCCTTGTAGAGGAATTCCTCGCGGTCAAAAATACGGCTCTCGATTTTACAATCATGTTTCCTCTTCTCATTCCACAGCGTCTTTTTGCATGGCGCAAAATCCGCGTAAACTTCTGTAATGAGCTTTATCTGCTCTTTGGAAATCTCGCGTCTCTTTTTGCCGAGACTGCGCTTTAACGGCGTCCACATATCTGTAGCGTCGATAAACTGCACTTTGCCTTTTTGTTCCTTCCGCTTGCCCTTGGAGAGAATGAATGCGTAAATCGCAATGTCCGTGTTGTAAAAAAGCTGTGACGGGAGACCAATAATTGCCTCGACCAGATCATTCTCAAGCATATAACGTCTGATCTGGCTTTCACCGCTCGTTGTGTTTCCTGAAAAGAGTGGAGAGCCATTCGAAATAATAGCCGCGCGTCCAACCTTCTTCTGCATTTTATAAATGGCGTGCTGCATGAAAAGAAGCTGCATGTCGCCACCAGCAGGAAGTCCTGCCGGGAATCTGCCGTTCTTGCCTTTCTTATGTTCCTTGCGGACAGCGTCTTCCACGCCGTCTCCCGCGTCATTTCCGCTCCATGCCTGACCAAATGGAGGATTCGCGATTACAAACCGCATAGCTGTATCTTCGAAACAGTCCTCCTTCATGGTGTCGGCAAACCTGATATTATTTGCTTCCTGTCCCTTGATCAGCATATCCGCGAGACAGATAGCATGAGAGTCAGGACTGTTTTCCTGACCAAAAAGCCGGACATTAGCATCCGGATTCATCCGCAAAATAAAATCGTTGCAAGTAGATAACATCCCGCCTGTGCCGCACGCCATGTCCAATACGGTGACCTCGCGGCCTTCTGAGAAAACATCGCTGCAGCCTTCCGCAAGCAGAATGCTGGTCAAAAGCCGAATGACCTCACGTGGTGTGTAGTGATCACCAGCTTGCGCATTTTCAGAAAAGCGGCGAATAATTTCTTCGAACATATATCCCATCTTGACGTTGTCCACTGTATCCGGATTCAAGTCAAGTTCTGAGAATTTCTTTACCACGCCGAGCAAACGATTGTATTTATCAAGATCCTTAATAACCTGCTTAAATTTCAGCTCTTCAAAAATCGTCTGCACATTTGAAGAAAACGAGTCAATATAGAAAGTCAAGTTTTCAACAATTGACGGAGCCTCAGTGAGGAGATTCGTCAAGTCAAATTCACATGTGTTATAAAACTGATATCCCGATTTTCTGCAGAGCAGCTGCTCTGGGGCTTTCGGGTTTTTCTTATATGCAGCGACAACCGCCTTCTTTGTAGGTGCAAGCGCGCACTCCAGTCTGCGCAATATCGTCATCGGGATGATGACCTCTTTATATTGATCAGGCTTGTATGGACCGCGCAGTGTATTCGCGATGGAAAAAACCATAGCGATTTCCTTAGACGCATCAATCGTCTTATCGTCCATCATCACCTGTGTAATCTTATGCTCTGGCACTGTTTTAATCCTCCGTTATCAATATTCGTTAATGTCAATTCCGGCCTTCAGCAGCCGCTCATATCGGTCATTTGAAATTATTACCGCTAATGGTTTCCCGTTCTTAAGGACAAAACCCGCAGTGTCGTTTTCTGAAATAGCCGTTATTATCTTCGAGGATTTCCCACGCAAAAAATCAGACATATTGTAGTGTTCCATCGGAGTAATGCTCTTCTTTGTTTCCGCCATCGTATTTCCTCCTGGCATCGAACTAACATAATCCATTGCCGCCATCAACGGCCTGCTTTTGAATAAAGCAAACTATATTGCTATTATAACAAAAAGTAATTACAATTACAAGTACATTTTGATAAACATTTTCACTGATAATTGTACAAATCAGAGAATTTTCAAAATTTCTCTAACTTGGCAAGTTAGAAAGAACCGCAATATAGCCCTGTTTTCAAGATTGGACTTTCAAAAAAGCCCGGAAAACAGGGCTTTTTCACTAACTTGGCAAGATTCGAGGTGCTCGCCCATTCTCAGTAAAATGAGTTTAGTGATTGAATCACAGCCGGACAAAACGCCTGCCGATCACAGGCTATCCAGTAAGCCCGGCACTCATTACATCACGCTCTCCTTCTGGATAGGACCGCTGAAGAAAGGAGGCGCACCATGTCAGTCAATAACACAGACTACAAAATCGGCATCAATAATGCCGCTTCAATTATCGAATCAGAACTCGGCAGCGAAGTCGTTAATTTTGTCTTTCAAAAATACGGCGCACACGACATAGACGATCTGAACCCGGCTTATCTGCCGGATGTATTTAATGAGCTCTACGCCATTGAAGCGGATCTGCGCTAACACAAGCAACCTGATATGAATTTGCCCTGAGCAAGGCATTAAAAGGCTCACCGTTACAGCCGTTCACCTCGGTGCACAGAGGCGGCTCGAATTGCTGCAGCGGTCACAACTTCATCATCCAGCCTACGAGCGTGGCTGGCCAATTCGAAACGAGTTCAATCCCGCTTCGGACAGGTCAACCATGCCTTTTTGCGTCTGTCCTTCCGTTTCGGGAGCGAACGGAAAGGACAATCTATGACAAAAGATGCAAAAAAGTATCGCCTTTTCCGCAAAGGCACCCATACCTGGTATGAGGTGCCGGAAGAACAGTACAGGGAATTCGACCGGTGGCGCACGAATCTGCGCAAGCGTGAACAGTATTGGGGCCGCTGTTTCTGCCCTCGCAGTAAATGGTGGCTGTGCGACGGGAATTGTCTCGATTGCGAATATCACACAAGAAACGATGTCTCTCTGGATGATCCACTTCCTAACGGTGACGGCACTATTGGAGATTATATTGTGGACGATAAGCCCACGCCAGAAGAAATCACATCGGATCGTGATCTGTTTATGCGTCTTATCAAAAGGCTCCGCGGGATTGATCCGGAAGCAGATCGCATCATTCAGATCTGGCAGGACCACCCGGAAGGCATCTCAGACAGAAAAGTCGCAGAGCTTCTCGGTCGCAAGCAGAGAACGTTCGCCGATGAGATGAAGAAATTCCGCGACGAATTCCGTGCCTATCGTAACTTCTAATTCATTATCTGTCTGCCGCTGTCCCGATTTCAGGACAGCGGCAGATTTTTTGTTTTTCTTCCGCTCAAATCGCCCGCCCGTCTCCAGTGGAAGGTGAAGGGCAAGGAAAGCAACCCGGAAAGTGAGGTGAACAGAATGTATCGCAACTATGCAGACAGCGGAGGCGCGTCGGTGAACACGGCAAGTGAGGAGATCAGACTCCTCAATGCCATCAGCCGCGTGTCCGCACGACTGGCGAGAAACCTGACGATTCTTGCCGCCAACAGCCAATCCGAGAAAGGAGGAAAAACCTATGTCAAAAATGGCCGAAATGGATCAGACCATCCGAGAACTCAGAGATGCCGCTGATTCCATTATCAGCGCAGCCGACTGGCTCGCCCAGCAGTTTTCAGGAACTGATGAAGATCTTTCAGCCAACCCGGCGTCGGTACAGAAACCGGCGAAGAAGGAGCTGAAGCTCGAAGATGTCCGTTCCGTACTGGCGGATAAGTCCCGTGCCGGATATACCGCCGAGATACGTGACCTGCTTAAAAAGTACGGCGCGGACAAGTTGTCAAAGGTCAATCCGGCAGATTACGAAGCCCTCTTGAAGGACGCGGAGGTGCTCGGAAATGGCAGCTAACTCACACGCCGTTCTCTCCGCCTCGTCTGCTGACAGGTGGCTTCACTGCCCGCCGTCCGTCAGACTCAGTGAGGAATTCGAAGACAAAGAAAGCGGCTGCGCCTTGGAAGGCACCTGCGCGCATGCTCTTGCTGAGTACAAGCTCCGCAAGGCGCTCAGTTATCCTGCGGACGATCCAACCGAAAACCTCGACTTCTACAACGAGGAGATGGACGAGGCGACTGACGGATACGTCAGCTACGTTCTCGAACAGGTACAAGCCGCTAAGAAAACCTGCCCGGACCCGACCATCATGGTCGAGCAGCGCGTAGATTTCTCCCGCTGGGTGAAACAAGGCTTCGGCACCGCCGATGCACTCGTCATCGCGGACGGAACGCTCCACATCATAGATCTCAAGTACGGAACCGGGATCGAGGTTTCAGCGGAGGACAACCCACAGCTCAAATGCTACGCGCTCGGGGCCTTGGAGATTTTCGATTACATCTACGACATCGATACCGTCGCCCTGCATATCTACCAGCCGAGACGCCAGAACATCAGTGAGTGGCAGCTTCCGAAAGCCGATCTTCTCGCATGGGCCGGGGAGGTCCTGATGCCCGCGGCGGATGTTGCATGGGACGGCAAGGGAGAATTCTCCTGCGGCGACTGGTGCCGTTTCTGCAAGGCGAAAAACGTCTGCCGCGCCAGAGCCGAGGAGAACCTGAAGCTCGCACAGCATGATTTCAAGCTCCCTCCGGAACTGTCCGACGCGGAGATTGAGGTCATCCTTTCCAAAGTGGACAGGCTGGTCTCATGGGCGTCCGACATCAAGGAATACGCGCTCCAGAAGGCGCTTTCCGGAAAGGAATGGCACGGCTTCAAGCTGGTCGAGGGACGATCCGTCCGCAAGTACACCGACGAGACATCCGTCGCCAAGGCAGTCGCTGATGCCGGGTACGACCCGTATGAGAAGAAACTTCTGGGCATCACCGCCATGCAGAAGCTTCTCGGCAAGTCCCGTTTTGATGAACTCCTGTCGGCATACATAGAAAAGCCGCAGGGCAAATCGACACTCGTGCCGGACAGCGACAAGCGCCCGGCCATAAACACAGCAAAAAATGATTTTATGGAGGACAAATTATGAGTAAGAAGATGCAGAACCCAATGAAAGTTATCACCGGCCCCGATACCCGCTGGAGTTATGCCAACGTGTGGGATCCGAAATCCATCAATGGTGGTACCCCAAAGTACAGTGTCTCGCTCATCATTCCGAAGGCCGATACCAGGACACTTGCCAAAATCAAGACCGCCATCGAAGCCGCCTACAAGGAAGGCGAAGCAAAACTTAAAGGCAGCGGTAAGACCGTACCGGCGCTTTCCGCAATCAAGAGCCCTCTTCGTGACGGCGACACGGAACGCCCAGATGACCCGGCTTACGCGCATGCCTACTTCATCAACGCAAACGCTGCGTCTGCTCCCGGCATCGTGGATGCAGATGTGAATCCAATTCTGACCCGTTCTGAGGTTTACAGTGGTGTCTACGGCAGAGCCAGCATCACCTTTTACGCCTTCAACTCTTCCGGTAACAAGGGAATTGCCTGCGGTCTCAA